TGCAGGAAGCAGGTGTATCTTTGTTGAAATTAAGTGATGGTTCTACTGTAGAAGTAAAACCATTCTATGCAGCAAAAATTCCTGAATCACGTGTTGATGAGGCCTTCAGTTGGTTAAGAGGTAAGGGGTTCGAAGATATTATTAAGAACACTATTACAACTTCATTCAATAGAGGACAAGACAACCAAGTCTCTGAATTGATAAGAGTCTGCGAACAACATGGATTCAACTATAATAAAAAAGAAAAAGTTGAACCTATGACTTTGAAGGCTTTTGTTAAAGAGCAAGTTGAAGGTGGTAAAGAACTACCTTTTGATTTGTTCGGTGTATACATCGCAAATAAAACGAAAATAACTAACAAATGATAAGGAGTATATATGAGTGAAGTAATAGACGGTTTACCTGATGGATTATTAGGTAGCACATCAACCATGAAGTTTACTTTAGATAAAGATGGTTATTGTGAAGTACAAAAAAAACAGGACCCAACTTTTGGTACTGATGTAAAAGTTACAGGAACAGTAACAGATCCAGATGGTAAAACTTGGAATATTGAAGTTAAGACATCTGCTGGTACAGATAAAACTAAGAATAATGTTCCAACAGGACAAAGTGAGGACTTTGACCTAAAAACAAACATGGGTAGTACAACAGTAACCTTAAAAATATGGTCTACTGCTGGAGCTGCTGATGCTGGGGTAACCGGACATATAAGTATCAAATACTAAAACTAACAAATATCGGAGAACAAATGACAATAAAAGACGAAAAATCGAACGGACTATCGATTAAAAAAGAGGCCGGTGCAATTGCAGCTATTGATTTAGAGCAATTTGCCGATGAAGGATTTGATAACGTAGACTCAAATAGTTTAGCGTTACCATTTCTAAAAGTTCTAGGCCAACTATCACCACAAGTAACACAAGGTGATAGTCAGTATAATGCTGATGCCAGACCTGGAATGATCTACAACACTGTCACTAATGAATTATATAATGGCGCAGATGGTATGGATGTCATACCTTGCTTTTATAAATTAGAGTACATTGAATGGAAGGACAGAGATAAAGGTGCTGTCGCTCCAGTAAATGTTTATTCAGCTGATTCAGATATCATGTCTAAGACGACAAGAGATGAAAAAGGTAAGGATAGGCTTGAGAATGGTAACTACGTAGAGGAAACTGCTTCACACTACGTGATGGTAGTTGAAGAAGGCAAATCATCAACAGCCCTAATAACTATGAAATCTACTCAAAGAAAGAAATCTAAAAAGTGGAATTCAATGATGATGTCCTTAAGGCAAAAGAAAAAAGATGGTAAAGGTTTTTTTAGACCTGCACCATTTACTCAACAATACAAACTTAAGACGGTTCTAGAAAAGAACAACTTAGGATCTTGGTATGGTTGGGAGATTGAGCATACAGGACAAGTGGGGAGCGAAGAAACAATAAAAGCAGCCTATGACTTTTATGAGTCATGTAAAAAAGGTGCTGTAAGAGCAACTCACAAAAACGAAGATCAAGCAGAAAAATCACCGTTCTAAGTATGGACGTACTTGACAACACCCTGGAGGAGTTTATAGAACTCTTCCAGGGTTCTATTACATATTTTGGTGCTTCAAAACCATTAGGGCAAACACGAGGTCGTGATGGTAAGCAAGAATTTAAACATTGGGTTGAGCCTAGGCCTATGACCAAGGAAGATTGGTTACAACATTTAAAAGGAGAAAAATACTATGGATCAGTTCCCATTCGAGATGATAATACATGCAGTTGGGGGGTCATCGATGTTGATCGTTATAATATACAGCATAAGGACGTTATATCGGTTATACGGAAAAGGAAATACCCACTCATCCCATTCAGATCAAAATCCAACGGACTCCATTTAGTTTTATTTATTGATGGTGTAGTTCCTGCATCTTCAATGAGAAAAAAATTAATTGAACTTGCGTCTGACTTAGGTGTTAATGACAGTACAACAGATATTTATCCAGCACAGGATGAAGTCGATTTAACACCTGAGGATTGGAATAAAAAAAGAAAAGGTAATTTTGTAAATTTACCATATCAAAAAGCTCACATGACAACTAGAATTGCTATGGATAATGATGGCAATTCAATCAAGCTAGAAAACTTATATAAGTTTGTATCTGAATATAGACTCAATCCTAAAGAGTTTAATAAGCTTAAGATATTTCAAGACGATGAAACTAAAGATTACCCACCTTGTGTTGTAAACTTTATGAAAAACAAAGTTCAAAAAGGTGAGGGTCGTAATGATGCAATGTTTAATGTTGCTGTGTTAGCTAAAAAAATAAATCCAGATTCAGTTATGTATGAAGATTGGACTAGAAATCTAATGACTAAGGTATGCTCTGAACCCTTACACCCACAAGAGTTAAACAATATATTTAAAGGTGTTGAGAACAAAGAGTATGCTTACAAATGTAAAACTTCTATTGCAAGAATGCATTGTTCATCAAGCACTTGTTTGAGACGTAAACATGGAATAGGCAACAACGAAGCTTTACCTGAGGTTGGTAAACTTTTAAAAGTAAATTCTTATCCGGAACCCTATTGGATTTTACCTATTCAAGGTAAATCAATTAGACTAAGTACAAAACAATTATACCAACAGCAGTTGTTAGGAGAACAATTATTAAATTACGATATTGTTTGGAGAACACTTAAACCAAGTAAAAGAGATCCAGATCCTTACAGAGATTGGTTAGATGAATTAATAAGTAACAAACAAGATATGGAAGGATTCAATGCAGGAGAAGAGCAAGAAGATGTATTTAATTCTAGAATGACAAAATTCATCGAAGACATAGAAGATACTACAGAATTTGATCAAATAGATTCTGGTAATATATGGCGTGATGAGGATGAAATGAGATTTAAATTAGAAACCTTTAGATCTTTCATGAAAAAAATGGGTTATAATTGGAATGAGAAAGAATGTACTAGATTTTTAGAGCAAGGTAAGGCACTTCCGAAGGCTAAATTTAAGGGAATACAGACTAGACATTGGGTTGTAACTTTACCAAAACAAATGGAACACAAAAATAAAGATGTCAAATTCGTTAAAGCAAAAGCTTCGTGGGAAGACAATTAAGATATTTGGACCACCAGGCACAGGAAAAACAGAAAATCTTTTAAAACGTGTAAAACGTTATTTAGAAAAAGGTTATTCTCCAGATGAGATTTGTTATGTATCGTTTACTAACAAAGCTGTAAATGAATGTGTTGCAAGAGTCAGACAAAAGTTTAAAGGTTATGATGAAGATGCTTTCTCATATTTTAGAACATTACATTCTCTGGCCCGACAACAGTTTGCTGAAATTCCCGTTTTAGATCCTAAAGCAGATCTATTAATGTTTCATACTCAGTATGGCACTGTCAAGATAGGTTACAAAGACACTTGGGACGATCAAAAAGTATATAATAATTGGTCACTTCAAATTTACGATAGAGCAAGAAACATGAAAGCAGATCCTGTGTGGTTGTACAAGCAACAACCTAGAAAAGTAGTTAGGCTTCAACAATTCAAATCAATAATTGCAGGTTACGAAGAATTTAAAACTATGGAAATGGAAGACGGACACCGGACAGCGGATAGATTAGACTTTACCGATATGGTACAGAAGTTTATTGATGATGGCCTTGTAGTACCTTTTAAAGTTTTAATGGTAGATGAAGCTCAAGATTTAACTCCTTTACAGTGGGACATGGTTGTTAAAATGGCTGAAGTAGTAGAGCGAGTTTATATTGCAGGGGATGATGACCAAGCGATATACGAATGGAATGGTGCAGATGTTGACCTATTTCAAAACTTTCCAGGTAAAACTTTGGTGTTAAAAAAGTCAGTTAGATTAAACAAAAACATACATTTCTTTTCCAAATGTTTACTAAATAGTATGGGCAATAAAAGAATACAGAAAGAATTTCACTCTAATGGTAAGGAAGGCCATGTGTATAGATGGGGTGGTCTTAAAAAAGTACCTTGGGATATGGAAGGAAGTTGGATGGTATTGGCCAGAATTAATGATGTAAAAAGGGAACTACAACAGGAGGCAAGAAAACTTGGTTTATATTATCAGGACCAGAAAAATAATAAGTCATTTGATCCAAATCAATTCTCAGCTATTAATTATTGGGAGAAGATTTGTGAGGGTGGCAGTATTACTAGAGAAGAAGCTGTAACTATGTATGAGTATTTATTAAACATAGATCACGGCTACCGGTCAACGGAGAGTAAAAAATGGAGTTTTGCACACCCTAATCAAGTCTTTACTTTTGATGAATTACATTTAAGGTGTGGTATGCGTGACGAAAAAGGTCTATGGAATCAAGTGTTTAAGAGAAAATTTAAAGATAAAGATAAACAATATTTTAATAAATTAATTAAAGAAGGTGTGGATCTTACTCAACCCCCTAAAATAATAATAGATACAATACATCAAGTAAAAGGCGGTGAAGCAGATAATGTTGTCCTGGCGAGCAAATGTAATTTCCCATCACACTATGAAAAAAAAAATTTGGCAGAGAAAATAAAAGAGCTTAGGGTTTGGTATACAGGTGCCACTAGATCTAAAAGCACACTCCATCTGCTGGGCACTTACCATCAATATAATTTTCCATTAGGAAAATATTTTAAACAATACGAGGCTAACTATGTCAGATAAAAATATGTTCGATGAAGCATTTCCAGATGGTAAACAAGTTGGAGGATCTCATTACAAAGAATTTTTAATTCAACCTTGGACATTTATAAGAAAGAATGGTTTAAACCCATTTCAAGCAAATGTAATTAAATATGCTTGTAGGTATTTATTAAAAGGAAAACAAATAGAAGATTTAGAAAAAATAAAACATTATTGTGATTTAGAAATAGAACATTTAACAGTAGTAAGTTATGGCAAAAAAAAGAAATAACACGCCTAATCAAGATAGAGAAACCTTGATCAAAGATAATCACTATCAATGGTGTTTAGATAACGGAAGAGATACGGGTTGG